CAGACGTATTCTGAACTATCTTCGCCCATGCGATTACTACCGATGCATGGCGTAACAGCCTAGACCACTATCAAGAATTCGTTATCATCGTTGCACTTGCCTTGAAAATTGAGGGCAATCATCTGGGTACAAAACTTACGACCATTTGCCCATGCAGCAGGAGAACGCCCCGTATCCCTTCGTCATTGTTGGGGATATTCAAGTCGTACCTACTGCAACAAAGACGTCACTCAATGGCAATGTGCTAATCACCATCGACATCTGGGGCGACAAAAAACAGCGTTTCACCGTATCTGATATGGCGGAGCGCTTTTTTCGTGCCGCGATTGGGCAAGTGCTAACTGATGATTACCGATTCTATGGACGTGTAGAAGACCAGTCAAAAGAGTTTACACAAGACCAGAGTGTCCCTGACACGGTTCTCAACCGAGCCACGCTGATACTCAATCTCAATATTTTATAGGAGGCCATAACATGGCAAATGAATTAAAAGTGCTAGAAGGCATGGACGTTGTTGCCTTGGCTCGCAAACATAGCGATCAAGCAACGGTTAGCGGCCAAGTTATCCCTTGGCAGACTTCGTTGTCCTTTGATCCGTCTGTTGACAGTGATTCCACTGTTACCAAGGACGGCAATGTAGCCACTCGTAGTTCCGCAAGTACCGATCTTGAAGTCGAATTTCTTAATAACACAGCCGCAATTGCAGATGTAATGTACGACTCACTGTTTGACGGCGAATTGCTCGACTTTTGGATTCTCTACCGCAAGCGTAAGAATTCTGCTGGCAAGTATTACGCATGGTACATGCAAGTTACCGTTCAAGAAGACAGCAGCGACAATGACCCTGATGATCACTCTACTCGCGATGTCACATTTTCTGTTAACGGGACGCCTAAACGCGGATGGACAACTCTCGATGACGAAACTCAGGAACAGGTCGATTACGTATTCCTTGGGGTTGGCAAGGTCACTGATACTGACAAGACCGGTGGTGGTGTCCAGTGGGATTCTGATAAAGATCCAGGTACGAGCGTTTCAGGCGAAACAACAACCACCACAACCACGTCAAAATAGCGGCCCCAAGTGGGGTTAGTGTTGACCCTACATCTGATGGGGCGAATATCAGCGCGCAGTAACCATGTCAATCAGTCGCCTAAGAAAGGCACAGTACGGGTGAAACCCGGGCGGCTTTAAAAGAAAGGGCTTTAAATCATGCAATTAACCATTAACGGTAAAGAATATGAGCTTAACTTTGGCGTCCGCTTTGTTCGAGAACTCGACAAGACAATTGGGGCTTCCATTAAAGGAATTAATTTCGGTATGGGGGTCGCAAAGGCTTTAGTTGGACTAGGGTCCTATGACTCCGCGGTTCTTTCAGATGTCATCTATGCCGCAACTGCCGTTTCTAAAAAGCGGCCAAGCACAAAAGAAGTCGATGACTTTATTGATGAAGACGGGACTGACTTAGACTCACTGTTTAAACAGATTCCGGAAGAAATGCGATCTGCTAACGCGGTCAAAGCGGCAACAAAAAACATGAAGGCCTAGATAAGGACGACAGTAAGACAAGCGAGCAACAGTATCGCGAAATCTTGCTAAATTCGTTAGCCTATCTAGGCTTTTCTAATATTCGAGACATTGAACGTATGACACTTGTTGAGTATGAGCTACGCATGGAAGCCTATCAGCTTAAGCAAGTCGATAGACAGAACGAGATTGCACAGCAAGCATGGATGAACCAGCAAGTGCAGGCAACAACTGGGAGCAAGAATCCTAAGCCGAAGTTCAAGACATTTGATGACTTCTTTGACAAGAAAGCAATTGTAGACAAAGTGCGTTCCAGTTATGAACCGGATTATGAAATATCACTGATGAGCAAAACAGAATTAAAGCATTCCCGTGCACAGATATTTGCAAAACGGATGGCCGAATTTCAGAGGTTGAAGCGCGAAGGCAAAATAATTCCGTTATCAGAAAGAAAGGAGGAAGCACATGGCTGATAGTTACAGTGTTGAGGCCATCTTGTCGGCTGTTGACAAGAACTTCTCGGGAACATTCGAGAACATGTCATCAGTTGCCAACAGTGCAGTAGATTCAATCAGCAGTGGGCTTGCCTCGTTGGGCAAGTATACGGCTATTGCTGGCGCAGCGGTTACCGCTATGGGTGTTCAATCGCTGAAATCATTTGGCACATTTGAGTCCAGCCTGAATAAGGCAGCCGTCGTTGCTGGCGGCACTTCAAAGAACATTGGTGAATTAGCCGATGTCGCTAACAAGATGGGCGCAGAACTGCCATTAAGTGCGCAAGATGCTGCGGATGCTATGGTTCAGATGGCTCAAGATGGGGCGAATCTGGACACTATCAAAGACGAGTTCCCTGCGATTGCTAAAGCTGCTACAGCGGCTGGGGCAGATTTGCAAGCTACTGCTGGCACTGTTCAAGTTGCTATGAATATCTGGGGAGACAGCATTGGATCATCTGCTCAAGCGGCTGCTGTCCTTACTCAAACGGCAAACGTCTCCAATGCTTCAATCGAAGAGATGCAGCAAGCGTTTGCTGATGTTGGATCAATTGCTAGTCAAGTAGGAATCAATATGCAGGATACCTCGACAGCTATTGGCATGATTTCCAATTCTGGGGTTCCAGCTGCTCAAGCGGCACAGGACTTGAACTATGCATTGACGAGAATCATTAAACCATCAAAACAAGCATCTGATATGGCTTCTAGTTTAGGCATTAGTTATTACGATGCTCAAGGCAAGATGAAGCCTTTGCAGACGATATTGCTTGATGTTGCCAAGGCGACAAGTGGTTTGAACGATCAGCAAAAGCAACTCGCATTGACTACGATGTTTGGTACTGCCGGTTTTAAGGCAATGGGTCCGTTGCTTCGTTCGGTGACTAACAATTCAGACAATGCCAGCCAAAGCTGGACTGCAATGAGCAAGGCAATCAATGATGCTTCATCAAGCGCTCAAGCAGCTAACGCCATCCTCAATCAGCAAGCCAGCGATATGCAAAACAACATTGGTTCCAAGATTGAGCAAGTCGGTGGTAACTGGGAAGCACTTCGTAATACTGCCATGCAGGCAAACTCTGGGATCAATTCAAGTATTTTGAACATCGTCAACAATGTGCTGACGATGGCAAATGATTCTAATTCGTCTCTCGGACAGATGGCTCAAAGTTTTATTGGATTGTCTACTGTTATTGGACCAGCCATGACCGGATTTGCAGGATTCGCGGCTCAGGCCAATGCTGTTCACAACTTCCTCGGATTAGGCACTAAAGACGCCAACGGATTCTCGAAAGCATTATCTGGATTGACGGACACTAGCAAAGTTAGCACCGCCTTTGACGGAATGAATAGTAAGGTGCGGGGATTTGTTTCAGTAACCGAAAGTGCTCCAAAGGGAATCAGCAACTTTGTTTCAGCGTTAAAAGGTGTCGAGCAGGTTGGACCAAAGGGATTTGATTCCTTGGGTACCAGTATGCAGAAAATAGTTGGATTCACTGCTAACGCATCGACACGTGTTAAAGAATTCAACGGTGGTATTGGCTCACTCGCAAGTTCAGTCGCATCTAAGTTCCCGTCCATGAGTGCAAGCGTGTCATCATTTTCTTCAACGTTCAAAAACGGATTATCACTATCTGCAATAGGAAATCCGTTTGGTGAGTTGCCAAGCATGATCAGCAATTCTTTGTCGAGCATGACATCCATCGTGTCTTCAAAGTTGGCTCCATTGAGCGGCTTGTTCTCTACATTAGGTAACGGTATCTCATCGGGATTATCCACATCATTTGACCTTGGGACTTCAATTGTTTCCAATGGCATGACTGCGATGGCTGGAGTAATGAAGATGGGATTGTCAGTTATTGGACCCGCGGCGATCATTGCGACTCTTATTGCTGGTCTTGGGCTCGTCAACAATCAATTTGGCACACAGATTCAAGCTATGATACAGACGGCAACTACACAGGGCCCACAAGTAATCACTAACTTTGTTGCAGGTATTGTTAGTGCTATTCCCCAACTTGTTGCTTCTGGGGAAACGCTAATTACGAGCTTGCTTATGGCTATAACGGCCAATTTGCCAGCGATAATCACGGGCGGCGTTCAAATCATCACCACGTTAGTAAACTCACTAACATCTGGTGGCGGTAGTGCAAACATGCTGAATGCAGCTATTACGATGATCACAACACTGGTAACTGGCTTGGTCGGAGCACTTCCACAACTGATGTCAGCGGGTATTAATCTTATTATGGCGCTTGTAAATGCCATCGTTCTCAATCTCCCAATGTTAATCAATGCAGCCATGCAAATGATCCAAACACTTGCAACTGGGCTCATGCAAAATATGGATCAGATTATTAATGGCGCAATGCAAATTGTGCAAGGACTGGTAACGGGAATTTCCCAAAACTTGCCCGCCATTTTGAATGCCGCATTGGAGATCATTATGTCTATTGTAAGTGGGCTTGTTCAGCATATTGATCAACTCATTGCTGCTGCGTTGCAATTAATCACAGCCTTGGCTAACGCTTTGATTGCTAATTTACCAATGATTATTGATGCAGCTATCCAACTGGTTACGGCATTGATGAACGGTTTGATTGACAATATCGACCAGATTATTGATGCTGGGGTGCAACTTGTTATCGCGTTGGTCACCGCTCTCATTGAAAACGCGCCAAAATTGATCAGTAGTGCAATTCAATTGGTTGTAACTCTTGCCGGAGCTTTAATTGACAACTTGCCTAAAATCTTAGCGGCCGGTTGGAAACTTGTCAGTGGATTGGCTAAGGCTGTGTGGGATCACAGAGATGACTTGGTCGATGCTGGTGGCCAACTAATCATGGGTCTTGTTAAAGGGATTGGCAACTTGGCAGCCAAAGCTTGGAATGCCGCAGTATCTGTTGCCAAGGGAATTGTTAACAAAGTTAAGGGTGCTCTTGGCATTCATTCACCTTCTAAAGTCATGGCTCAAGAAGTTGGGCAGTATATTCCAGCCGGTGTTGCTGTTGGTATCACTGACAACATGAAGCCAATAACGAAAGCGGTTGATGCAATGACAGCGGCAACTGCAATGAGCATTCCAGCAGTCGATACGTCAGCATTCAGTTCTTCCGTGAGTGCGCTCAATAACAGTGTACAAGGTGCAACCTTGTCTTCAAATCTTGATGTCAACTACACTCGCAAGCAAACGATTGAGGTTCCTCTGTACATTGACGGCCGAGAGGTTGCTCGTGCAACCGCAAACCCAATGCAAACAGAGCTCAGTCGCATGACACGAATTAGCAATCGACGAAAGGGGCTATTTTAATTTTGTATGATTTTAGAGAAACAACGCCCTTCACGGGTTCTGATGGTAATCAACACCCAGCAGAGGCAATGCTAATAGATGGCCAGTACATTGAAGACTTGATTCCGGGTTATAGTACGCTGCAAGTCAGTGGCCGAGAACTACTCAGTCAGTCAATCGAAAAACAAACGATTGGCAAGTCAGATGGCGAGTTCATCCAGTATGCTCGTAACCCTTCTCGTGAGATTGTTATTGGCTACAGGCTTGCAGCAGCGGACAATCTTTCGTTCCGGCAAGCATTTTATAAGCTCAATAGCATCCTTCATGGCGATAGTCATAAGGTTTCTTTCAACGATGACCCATCAAAATATTGGATTGCTACTTTTTCTGATATTGACGATGTTCCTAAAGGCCGGAACGCGATCACTTCCTCATTTACTTTGTTTGTACCCGATGGCATTGCGCACTCGGTAGCCACGCAGACGGCTGACAACATGCCATACAAGGACGTGCCAGTGAACCTGCTTACGGGGACAAGTAATCAGCTAGCATCTACAAGCTTAAGCGGCTGGAATGAACATGTTTTTGGAAATGTAGTCCCTCAGGCTGGTACAAACTATTGCTTCAGAGTTTGGATTGACAATCCCACTTTTGATGCGTGTGCAAAATTGGACTGTTCAGACTCAAGTGGCAGTCAAATTGGATGGGCACAAGGCAATACTATATCGGCTGGTACTAGTGGATACAGCATTGTCAAGGCAACAACAGACAGCAAATATGCAAGTATCAAGTGCCAAACGGTTTACACATTCAACCATGGAACTTCAGCATCTGGATCATATGGATACAAAGAAGCCAAGCTTGAAGCGGGGACCGTTCCTACTCCATGGTCGCCTAACCCAGCTGATCCTGAATACTATTCCGACACCATTACGGTGCCTAATGCTGGGACTTATCCATCTGAACCAGTTATCACGGCTACCATCAACGGTGATGACGGCGTGTTAACTGCTATTAATGATCAGGGCAGTGTGCTACAGTTTGGATCTCCCGATGAGACTGATGGCTTTGTGAAGCAAAAGTCTGAACGCGTTTATCATCTCGATTTCAATCAGACGCCAACAGGGGTAACGCTCAATAATGGCGTTACGGCTTTTCCTTACTATGAGCATGGCAATGATGCCAACGTACAGTCGGGACCGTTTGGATATGCAAATGGTATTGCCTACCCGTCCACTGAACGAACCGCTTCCAATTACTGGAATGGGCCTTCAATGAGCGGCACCATTCCACCAAATTCAAATGGCTCTAACACGGCTAATTTTCAGTTTGTCAATCGTGTCAATGTTGATACGAGCGGTCCTGAAGTCGGTCGGTTTGAGTTCAACTTGACGTACAAAGGCAAGATAGTTGCCTCACTCGCATTGTTTGATGACAGCCCAGCAAATGACCAGCTTGTCTTTTCGGGAACCCTTTTTGATGGCAAGGATGCCAAAATGGTTTTCTTCGATCTATTGCCACGAAATTACTATCGTGGGGGCAACTACAATGCCGTGATAACCAAAATGGGTAACAAGCTAACCTTTCGCTTAGATCGTCTTGATTTAGGTGATGGTGGTATTGAGCCAGTTGACATAGGGGGCTTCCCTGCCATGCCGATTGACGGTTGGACAGCTTGGTTCCCCGGATTCTCTGATCAACGTGGTTGGTCAATTAACTGGCAAGATAGCTACTTTGAGTGGATCAACGTTGATTACTGGGATGATATTCCTAACCGCTTCAAAGACGGGGACGTTGTGAAAATTGATGTTGCTAATCGACGTGTTCTTGTCAATGGTGCAGAAGATCGGACACTGCAAACAATCGGCAATGATTGGGGCGGCTTCAAAATTCAGCCCGGAAATAACACCATTGAATTGCTCACATCAAGCTGGGCAAAGCAGTGTAAGGCTGAAGTATCTTGGCAGGAGGCATGGCTATGAAAGATTTTTATTTTGTGGATAGATCATGGCATCTGCTAGGGACTGCAACTGCTGGCGGTGGTGGGAAAATCCACATTGTCGATGATACTGATGATCAGCTTATCTCAGCAGGTGCTCGCACCTATTCAGGAACCATTCTGTTCACCCCTGAACTGTCTTCTAAGGTTCAAACGATGGCAGCACGTGGCAATTACATTTTGTATATGGATGAGCGCAATAAAGCAGTCTTTATGACAATTATGGAATCAAGTCATGATCCGCTTGCTGGTGAGGAGACATTCACTGCTGAAGATGCTGGTATTGATTTGATTAACGAGACCGTTGGTCCCTATAAAGCTCAACAAGCAATGGGTATCGCCGACTATATTAGCCTATTCACGAATGACTCGGGTTTCGAAATCGGTCTTAACGAGATCCCTAATTTGAAGC